ACCAAGCGTATCGAGGACTGGCAGAATGACGCTCCCGAATATTACGCTCTGCAAGCCGCCCTCTACGCTTACCTGCTCGGTGTGGACAATGTGATTATGGTCGCGTCTTTCCTTGAAGAAAAGGACTACGCTGACCCCACGAAGTACACGCCGAACATCAAGAACACCATTACCGTGGAGTTCAAGGTGAGTGAGCGTTATCCCGATTTCGCAGAGAAAATCAAGTTCGTTGAGAACTGGTGGGCTGAGTATGTGGACAGCGGCATTTCCCCGGTCTATGACGAGAAGAAAGACGCTGAACTGCTTGCGGCTCTGCGTACTCACAACCTCACCCCCGATACCGACATTAACGCTCTTATTGTCGAAGCGGAGGGGCTGAAAGGCGAAATCGACAAAACGAACGCCACTATTGCAGACAAGGAAAAGCGGCTCGGAGAAATCAACAATATCATCAAGGAACACGCTATGGGGCAGTTCCGTGACGGTGATAAAAAGGTTGAAATCAAGGGTTCTATCTACACTTGGTCTGTGTCCCGCTCGGAGACCGCGACCATCGACAAGAAAGCTCTCGAAGCTGACGGTCTGCTCGACAAATATCAGAAGAAATCTGAACAGTACCGCATGACGGTGAAATAAGGAGGATAAAGACAATGAAATTTAAGAAATTCGTAAAATCTCTCGGAGCTGATGGTATTCTCTATGTTCGTGAAAATGGAGACCGTTGGTTGTCCTCCGGCTCTATCTTTATGAAAGTCCCGGAAGACATTCGCACTGTAACCGCCTGTGATAGCGCGAGTATGCTCTCTCTCATTGAAAACATTATCAATTACGACACCTTTTCTCAGCCTTGCGAACTGGTCGAAGCGGTCATGCCTGTTGCCGATGGTGTAATCAAGGACTGTGTGCGTATTTTCGCCACCGAAAACAGCATTGATAAGACCGCTATCTGCAATGATGGTTATGCTCTTATCGAGCGTGGTGACATTGTGGAAATGTTCGTTGACGAGAAGATTTCCGCATTGGTTATCAAGAGACCTGTAGACCTCGTGGACGAGGGAATTGTCGGAGTCATTCTCCGTACCGAATATTAAGGAGGGTAAATAACATGGCAAGAATCCCTATGACGAGTGGTTTCACTCTTATCCCGGAGGGAACTTATGTGTTCCGCATTTACGATGTGTCCTACGATGAGGAGTTTGGCAAGATTGAGATTAAGCTCGTGAACGCGGCGGGTATGACTCAGACCGAACGCTTCACCATCAAGGACAAGAACGATGAACCGAATGAAAAAGCTCTGAACGCTTTTTCCTATTTTGCCAAGACCGCTATGGGTGACTACACCCTTGAGGACATTGACCCGATGGAGCTTATCGACCACTTCATTGAAGCGGAGGTTGTCCACACCAAGCTCCCGTCCAATAAAGACCCGAACAAGACGGTCACTTTTGCAAATCTCGGTGATAAAGCTCCTGCTGAGTATTTTGATACCGAACCTGTGTCCCGTGCGCTGACGCTCGGCAAGGACAAGAACGCCGCTCCTGCTCCTCAGAAACAGGCTACTACCCCCGCTCCTGCCGCACCGAAAAAGGGTCTCGACCTTGACGCACTGCTCGGAGGTTGATGGGTATGGGGAGCGAAAGCTCCCCTCCCTCTAAAGGAGGTATCGTAAATGGAATTACAGGATAGCGGCAACCGCAGAGAATTTGACTCCGGCGCGGTACGAGACATCAACGAGGGCAAAGGCAGGTGTGACCTGCTCCCGCTCGGTGTGATAGCCGATATGATTGATGATGAAATTCTCTGCCGTATCGACCAGTATGTTCGTTCCGGCAATAGAAGCTCTCTTGTAGCCGCAATCAAGTCTTTCGCGGAGTACCGATATGGGAGTCTTTATACGGCTCTGTTAGAGGTCTCCAAGCACTATGAGGACGGTTGCAACAAATACGGTGAGCGTAATTGGGAAAAAGGTATTCCCCTTCACTGCTATATCGACAGCGGTGTGCGCCACTACATCAAGTTTATTCGCAGTGACGAGGACGAACCACACGATAGAGCGTTTCTGTGGAATATGCTTGGTGCGCTGTGGACACAGCAATATCACCCGGAATGTTGTGACCTGCCGTTTACAGAGGAGGTACAAAATGACTGATAAAGAACGCCTTGACCTTATGATGAGTACCAATCTCGCCGGGATTGTCAAAGACGATTTTCTCAAGTGGCTTGGTGAAAACGGATTTTTCAACGCCCCGGCAAGCACAAAGTACCACGGTAATTATGCGGGAGGTCTGTTCGACCATTCCTTTATGGTGATGAACCTGCTTGTGGAGCTTTCGGCGGCGAACGCTCTCAAGTGGAAACGCCCCGCGAGTCCGTTCATCGTGGGTATGTTCCACGACCTTTGCAAAATCGACCAGTATCGAGGAACTTGTTGTAAAGACGGGGCTTTGCACGACCACATTGTTGATTGGGAATATAATCCCAACACGCTTTTCAAAGGTCACGGTGATAAATCCATCATTCTTCTCTCCCAATTCCTCACGCTAACCGATGAGGAAGTCGCGTGTATACGCTACCACATGGGTGCGTTTACCGAAAAAGAAGAATGGCGGGATTACACCCGCGCCGTACACGCTTTCCCGAATGTCCTGTGGACGCACCAAGCAGATATGCTTGCGTCTCATGTGGTAGGGATTTGACGATGGCAGTATTCAAGAGAGCGAACGGTCACATTTTCGGCGTTCAATTCTCTGTCAAGGAGCAGAAAGCGATTGACGCAGAAATCCTCCGACAGTGTGCGGAGTACGACAAGAAAAACGCTGACGAGGTGGACGCGGTTATCCTGTGGCTACTTCACGAGAAGTTCGGTTTCGGTAAAAAGCGTCTGAGGGCGTTTTACGATTCCTTTTCCACTGAGCTTGACGCACTTGTTAAGCGGTACGAAATGGGTGACGAGGACAAAGCGTGGCTCTGTTCTCGGAAGCTAAAAGATTACGGTATTGATATTTCCACATGGAATAAGGAGGAAACAAAATGAGTTACAAGCTCAAAACGGCAAACGGCAAGGTTGCTTTTCTGCTCAAGACGGGCAAGGATTTTGTGAAAAATCAGATGGCTGTCGCTTCCGCACAGCACATTATCGACACAGGTACTATGCAGAAGTCCGATATTGAGGGCTATCCCATCAATGTGGACGATAAGTGGTACTTTGCCGGAGAGGTGTTTAAGAAGTCCGCTCCCCGTAAGACGGAGGGCGTTGCGGAATGAGAACATTTTACTCCGAATATGTCCAACACTGTATGCGTTTCTACGCCCGTCACGCCAATCCGAAGTTCCGCAGTGACGCGGATAAAAAGAACTGGTTCGCCTGTGACAGCGCATTGAAAGGCTTTACGGATAAGGAGCGGGAAATGCTCCTCACTATCTACCGTGAGGGAGATACGATTCCCGATAACATCTACAACCTGTCCGTTGCGTTGGAGATTAAACAGGATATTCTTTGGAAGCTCGTAAATGAGCTTGAACGCAAAGTTGCAAAAAGGAGGGGACTTGTGTGAACTGCTACGAGAACATACCTGCGGAACTAAAAAAACTGAATCAGTGGGTTTGTACTCGTGGCAATAGCAAAGTCCCGATGAAAGCATGGGAGAATGAAGCCGCGTCCTCCACTAATCCGCAGACATGGGCTGATTTCGATACCGCGCACAAATCGGTTTCAGACGGTCATTACGACTACTGTGGGTTTGTGTTTAACGACAACGGATTTGTCGGGGTGGACATCGACACGGGTTATGACGAGGACGGACTTCTTTCTCCTCTTGCGGCAGATATTATCGGCAAATGCCGAAGCTACACGGAGAAATCCAAGAGTGGTCGCGGATTTCATATCCTGCTCAAAGGGGACTTGCCGTTCAAGGGCAAGAACAACCTTGCAGGTGTTGAGATTTACAAGTCCTCCCGGTACTTCATTATGACGGGTGATACACTTCTATTTCGCTCTATCGAAGAAAATCAGAGCGCGATTGAGTATATTGTCGAAAAGTATTTTCCCGAAACTCAGCGAGAAAAAGATACTGCCGCTTATGGTGGTCGTATCTACTACCCGATATGGGAAATGCCCGAAAACAATCGTATCAAGCTCCGTCCTGTCTATCCTCGAATCCCGAACGGTAGCCGCAATATCTGTCTGACCTCACTTGCGGGTATGCTCCACAATCAAGGCTACAGTAAGCAACAGATATATGACGAACTGCTTTACTGTAACAAGGTTGCCTGTGACCCTCCTCTTGACAGGGGTGAGATACAAACAATCTGTAACAGTGTGACACGGTACAAACGATGAAATATGAACCCTATCACGCGCTTATAAACGCAATCATTTTGCAAGCGGTCAAGAATTACCGTACTGCGTTGGACGATGAAAACACCTCCGGCATTACGGAGTGTGAGCGGTTCTTCCGCTCGGATTGGTTCACTTTCCTCACCGATGTGGACGGAGAAATCATCATTCGGCAGGTGAAAAGAGAAATAACACGAAAAAGATAAGAAATATTAAAATAAGTGTTGACAACTAATCTTTTTCGTGTTATTATCTAATCACAAAGAGACAAGAAACAATCTCTTGAAGATTAAAGGAGGTCTTATCGGTGACAGAAATCTATCGAGGTGACATTTACTACATAATGCCGTTTTATACGGTCACGGGTTCTGAACAGAGAGCAGGTAGACCCGGCGTAGTCGTGTCCAACGACATAAACAATCGACACTCTCCCAATGTGGAAATCGTATTCTTGACCTCGCAGGAAAAGAAACCGCTTCCCACCCATGTCCCTGTGATGTGCCGCGTTCCGTCCACTGCCCTCTGTGAGAACATTCAGACGGTATCAAAGGAACGGCTTTCCACATTCATTAAATCCTGCACCACGAAAGAGCTGAAAAACATTGACAACGCTCTGCTCGTGTCTCTCGGTATCAACTCCCCGTTTCCTGTCGGGGGGGGGATTGATGAAAACGCGCCGCAGAAAAGCACACCCACAGAGGTGGAGCGCGACCTCTACAAAACGCTGTATGAACAAATTCTTGATAAACTGGTAGGAGGAAACACCAATGATTAAGGTAGAAAACATTGAAGTTTGGGGATTTGAACACGCTATCCGTGGTATGAGAAATCCTTTGAACAGTTGGGACAGGTCGGACAGTTACCACGCCGTTGACTGCGGCAAATGCGGTCGTATCGAGCGCGAGGGTATCTGCTACCCGAAAGAGCATGACTGCACACCGTATTACTGCTATGAAATCGGTGAGAATGACCTTACTCTTATGCGAAAGCTGTTTGCGGCGGGACACGCGCACAGAAAGTATCTGCGGCAGATTTTTGTCGCTATGGACATCACTGCTCCGCTGTACTGGTGGAAAGAGTTTGACACCTACAAGGTAGGTACGACCGCTAATTCCTGTTCCACCATGCACAAAATCGCCGCAAAGGAGTTTGAACTCTCTGATTTCAGCACGGAACATCTTGTCGGACTGTCTATCGCCGCGTTACAGGGTGTTCTCGATGTGATGAACTTGGAGCGAAAGCATTTTCTTGTCACCCACGATAAGGACTGTTGGTGGCAGATGATTCAGCTTCTCCCGTCCAGTTACAATCAGCGGCGCACGGTTACTATGACCTACGAGAATGTGATGAATATGCTCGACTACCGCGAGGGTCATAAACTGGACGAGTGGCGCGAGTTTTGTGAAATCTTGAGGGCATTGCCCCATGTGGAGGTAATCAGAAATGGCAAGTAACGAAATCAACACGGTCACATTGTCCGTCAGGTCCTATAACTCCGTCAAGAACGATGTGTTCCGCTACAACTTGTTCTTGGACAATCTCTTACAGGAAGCTATGCTCTCCGAAGACCATCAGTCTCTTGTGTTTGACTCCAAGAAAATCGAGGAAGCAGTCAAGTTCTGCTATTTCGAGCGGTATAAGAAGAAGTTGGCAACGCTGAGAACACAGGCTACGAAGTACGGAGATAAAAAGTGAGGTGAGGTAAATGGCAGGTGACAGAGAGCTTTTTGAGCTGAGTAACGGCAGGTGCATTATGGACGAAGACCTGTCCGATAAAATGTATATCATTAAGTCCTACCACCCCGAACGCGCTGATGAGACTTCCTCCGGCTTTGAGTGGTCGGAAATGGGTATGGCAAACCTGTTCGGTATGCTCTACAACCGCGAAGCGCGGTACTGCACAGAGCATAAGAGTTGGTACACCTATTTTGAGGGTGCGTGGCGGCGTGACGAGGGTGCAATCCTTGTCTCGGAGAAAATCAAGGACTTTGTGCGCTTGATGATTCTCTACTGTGGCGAAATCACAGACGATGATACCAGAAAGGCGTACACCTCATTCGTGAACAAGATGGGTGATAGGCGTATGAGAGATAGAATCCTCAAGGACGCAACAGGCGAACTCCGCATTTCTGCTACGGATTTCGACTCCAACCCCTACCTCATCAACTGTCTCAACGGGACATATTCCTTGGAGGACTATTCTTTCAGAGAACCACGGTGGGACGATTTTCTCACCATGCAAACCCGTTTCCGGCACACGGTACGCCGTGATGTGAAGTGTACGCGGTGGGAACAGTTCATTGATGAAGTTACACAGGGTGATAAGGATAAAGCTGACTTCCTGCAACGCGCTCTTGGGTACTCCATGCTCGGTATGAGCAATGAGGAATGTATGTTTATCCTCCACGGCAAAACGACCCGTAACGGCAAGAGTACCCTCCTCAATACGATTGAGTATATGCTTGGGGATTATGCAAAAGTCGCTCCTGTCGGTATGATTTGCCGTGGTGACAGGCAGAAAGACGCGGAAGCCGCGTCCCCTACCCTTGCCGGACTCAAGGGCAAGCGGTTTGTCACGATGAGTGAGAGCAATGAGTACGGCAAACTGGACGAGGAGAAAATCAAACAGCTTACAGGCGGTGAAGAAATCTCCGCTCGTGCGCTCTATCAGACAGCTATCACATACCGTCCTCAATTTACCTTGTGGCTCTCCTGTAACGACCTGCCGATGGTAACAGACAAATCCCTGTTCGCGTCTCAGCGTATCAAGGTGATTGAGTTCAACAGGCATTTTTCTCCGTCTGAGCAGGACACTCACCTCAAGGACGAACTGACCTCCCTTGACGCTATGAGCGGCATTTTCATGTGGCTCGTGCGCGGTTACATCAAGTACAAGGAAAACGGTCTTACAATGTCTAAGAGCTTGTCAGAGGTTGTTGAGCGATACGAGCGGGATAACGACCTTGTATTGCAGTTCCTCGAAAACCGCTGTGTGCGTGTCCCCGAAGAAGAAAATAATCCCTACGGTGAGAAAAACAAGCGTACTCTCATCAAGGCGAAAGACCTCTATACCGCGTTCAAACTGTGGGCGAAGTCTGAGGGCGCGTATGTGCTGTCCGCGCGGAAGTTCAATTCTGAAATGGAGCGTCACCCCGAATGGTTTGACCGCAAATCGACTTCCAGTGGATTTATGATTTATTGGGGCTTGAAGCTCAAGGAGGTAGTATAAATGAACGCTTCTTGCTTGGACGAGAAAGGACGCTTTAAGTCCTGCCCGTACAGAGTATATACCGATGAGCATAAGGCGATTTTAAGGGGACAGGGTGATTTCGTCTCACAGTGTTTTTACCCGTGCATTGGTGAGGGGTGCGTTGCATACCATGTGGGAATTTGCTTACGCCTTGCCGCCGCGCTAAAGGAGGTCAAATAATGTCAAGAGTATTGACCGTGGACGGTAGCGTGAAAATCGGTGCATACCGCTTCCCCGACAGGAAAAAGCCCTGTCTTTGTGTAGAAAAAGGCAACACCTGTACGGTGTACGGCTCTTTTATCGACACCGACCGCGCAAATGAATTTATGAATGAACTCGCCGCCCTTGTGGGTGCGAGAGATGATAAGGAGAGATTAGAATGACAAACGATGAACGCCACCCTACCGGGCTACTCCATTCTGCTGATGAACTGCGTCAGCTTATCCGCGAGAACCCCGCCCTCCCACTTCTCGTCTTTGCGGGTGAGGAAGCCAATAGCGGGGATTATCCCTATATGAGTTGTAGTTACATCAAGGCGTACAAGGGAGAATTTCTCGACTGCACTCAGACGGTCAACGACTGTATGTGCTACACCGATAGGGACGAGTTCGAGGAAGCTGTCGCGGACTCTCTTGCCGATGGTGATTACACTGATGAGGAGTTTGACGCTCTCGTGAAGAAAACGGTTGCCGAATATGACCCATACTGGAAGCCGTGTATCATTCTGAATGTGGATAATTGAGGAGGTGTAATAATGTTCATTTGGCTTACAAACCCGACTATCGGACAGGTGCTTGTAAATCTCAACCTCGTCACCGCTGTCACCTGCGTACAGGGTAGAAATACCGTCTGTTTTACTGGCGGCGAGGAGGATTATATCGTGGTTACGGAGTCCCTTGAGGACATCTACGAGCGGATTCAGTCCGCAGAAAAGAGGTACAGGAAATGACGATACCCGAAAAGCTGAAAATCGGTGCAAAGGTTTACGGCGTGGAAATCACGAACAAGCTCGACTTGGGTAATGTGAATTACTCCGGCGAAATCTCCTATACCGACTTGGTTATCCGTATCTGTCCGAACGCACAGGCGAAAATGGAAGCCGACTTTCTTCACGAAATGATTCACGGTATGCTCGACCATCTTGGCTATACCGAACACGATGAGAAAAAGGTTGACGAGCTTGCAAATGTGCTTCACATGGTGATACTGGATAACCCCGCCGTGTTCGCACCTGTTAAGGAGGGACAGCACGAAAATGGTTAAATGCCCGTTCGCTGTTCCCACCTGCAAATGTTACGACTGTGCGTGTAATGCGTCTTATGATGAGTGCAATCATGGGTACTGTATAACTTGTTTTGAATGTCTCAATGAGAGCAAGGCGGTACACAATATCTATCTTTGCACAGGTTATGAAAGAATGGTGGCAAATGGAAATGAAAATTCTGAATGAGCTTGCGGGTATGCTTGAGGACATAAATCCGAACGAAATCGTCTCTCACATACTGGACGGGACGCTTCTCCCGTGGCTTGCGAGTTGGAAAATGAAGTCTCAAATGCTTGTGGCTTTCCTGCTCGAAAATGAAAAAGCTCGATTATCCGAAAAGGATTGAAAAATAATCCTAAACGACATTAGGAGACTAATCCGAATAAGATTGAAAAATAATCTTTTCGACTTTTCGTTTTGCAGACGAAAATGAGCAGGTCTTTGAAAAACTAATCCTAATCGGATAACGACCTTTTTAGGGGCTTGTCTCAATCAGATTGGAAAATAGTCTGTATCGGATTAAAACGGTCAAGTTGAAGTAGTAAAAGTAGTTGTTTTTTAGCTTTTGCGTGTAACTTCCTCTATATAGGAAAATCCCTACTATAAGAAGTTACACGCAAAACCCGATTTTTAACTACTTTAACTACTTACTTGTAAGAAGAATAAGAAGAAAAGAGGACTCTCCGACTCGGAAAGAGGACTCTCGTGCGATTATACGACTTTACGGAGGTGCATTGGAAAATGGCAGAGAAAAAGACGGAGAAAGATGTGCAGGTGATTAAGAAAAAGCCCCGTGGTGGAAACTCCCCTGTCATTGGTGATAACGGGCTTATGCTCGAAGCGGGAGATAATACGAAGATTATGAGTATCAATATAGCATTGTTTAATATGCAGGATATTGATATGAATGATGTAAATGCAGTCACTCAGAGATTGGGTGAATATTTTGCGTTGTATGAGAAAGCTGACTTGAAGCCGACTGTTGCAGGAATGGCTATTGCACTGAACGGAATGAGCAGACAGACATTGACGGCTATTGCACATGATAGACCGACTGGAAGTGCCGGATATAAGACAGCATTGCCGCGAGAGGTAGCCGACTCCATCAAAAAGGCGTATAAAATGTTGGAAAATATGTGGGAAACCTACATGAACAGTGGCAAAATTAACCCTGTTTCGGGTATCTTCCTCGGCAAGAACAACTATGGGTATCAAGACAAGACCGAATATGTGTTGACCCCCAATCAGCAGAACGACTCTGACTATGACGCAGAGGACATTCGACAGCGTTACCTCATCGACTCTGACAGCGACTCTCAGAGCGACTAACGACTCTCGACTCTCAAACGACTTTCGACTATCGACTATCACGCAGACCGCCCAAGCGGGAGCGCGGCTCACCTGCCGCCACCGTTGGGCGGTCTTTTTGTGCGGATTTTTCACGGATTTGTGGGGATTTCGCCCCGCTTCTATTAACGCCTTACTGTAATAAAGCAAAATGCCCCATTGCCGGACGGCGGCGCGGGGTGAATTTCGCTATATAATAAGTAGGATTTGAAATAATCCGAAAAAGATAAAAAATATTGAAAAAAGGGTTGACAATTCGGAAAAGCTGAATTATACTATAATCACAACAGGACAACAAACAACACAAAACAGATTATAGGAGGTTTGCAAAATGCGAATTTACGAATTGACGCCGGGCGGCTATGACCGCGCAAAATCCTTTTACGGGAAAGCGAAAGTTATTGAAATGAACGGGGAAACGCTTTTACAATCTTATAATACTACCGTTTGTAAGATTGATAAAAGCGGTGAGTTTGTCCGAATGTGGGAGGGGTACAGCGCAACCACAATGCGCCATATCAACGCATTTATTGAAATGTTCGGCATTTCGGGCGGTGGTAAAAAGTGGTGGGACGCGCTCCCGGTGGAGGAAAGCCCCCGCGCCGCCGATATGACCCCCGCCGAAAGTCTAAAAGCAATGTACGCAAGACGCGCCGCGAATTATTGAGGAGGTAAAGAAAATGAAATTCAAGACAACGCAAAAGGAAATCAAGGCGAATTACAACACTATTATTTGTGTTCCCTATTGCGGTTTACAAAACCTTTTGAATTATGAAAGCCCGGTTGCATACACCGAACGCCGGGAAGGGTGGGCGGCTGATATTTACGATATGGGCGGCGGGGTTGCTATTGTAACAGGTTATGCGCCGTTCGGAAATATTCGCCCGTCCTATGAATTGCGGGAACGGTACGAAACAGGCGCGGAAAAAATCCGGGAATATTACAATTTCGATTATGAAAAATGTAAAACCCGGTTGCGCGGGGCTATTCGTGAATTTATTGAGGAGGTAACACGCCATGAATAAACGGGAGTATTGCGAAAGCCGGAAAAGCGTTGCATATTATAGCGGCTTGAATGGGCTTGAAATAAAGGGCATTGAATACGGTATAGACGATTTTATTTATTGCGTTTCGGGTTGTTGGTATGGCGGGAAAGCCGCGCGGCGTTTCCACCGTTGCAAAATCTACTACCCCGCAAACGGGAAAGATAGCGCATTTTTTAGGGTTGACGGGTACAAAATCCCGCTTGATGAATGTATTAGAATGGGGGTTTAATTATGAAATATTGGCAATTCGTGAATTGGGAACCCGCGCCGATTGAAAGCGCGTTGAAATCCCGCGTTGCTGTCGCTATTGCGGCATATGAAAACGGAGATAAAAACGCCATAAAAGAATATTATAGGCAATTCGCAACAGCGGAAACACTGAAAAACCCCGTTGTTAAAATTGGCGGGTGGGCGTTTTCCTTGCGTGAGTTTTGCCGGGTGTATTGGGTGAAAGTCCGCTATTATGGAATTATGGAGCTATACGCGCCGAACAAATCTGCTATTTATTCGGTATTGGGTAAATATCATGTGTTGAAAATACAGGAGGTTTTATAATGAACATTGATAGCACTATGAAAGAATTAGCGGAATATATTCGCATGGGTGAGGAAATAGCCGCGAACATTGACGCATTGAAAGACGCGCTAAAACAGTACATGAGGGAAACAGGCGTTGACAGCTTGACAGGAGCGGAACATAAAGCAAGTTATAAAGCCGTTACAAGCTCCCGCATTGATACCACGGCATTAAAAAAGGACGCGCCCGAAATAGCCGCGAAATATACACGGACAACGGAAAGCCGCCGCTTTACATTCGCATAATATAGGAGGGTGAATAAATGACGCTTATTTGTATCTTGCTTTTTCCGTTGGTGGTATTGGCTGAATTGCTAAAAATCAATAAATAACAGGCAAGCCCCGCTATTATTGGCGGGGCTTTTCCTATGCCCTATTATAGCCGCTGTAATGCGCTGTATGGGGCTTTATTGTGTTAGGGGTATAGAGGAATATACCCCGCTTATATTATGCCCGTTGTGGGGCGTTCTGTTGTGTTGTGGGCTGTATGCCTTGCAAGCTGTACCCATGCGCGGCGCGTTCGGGAGTCCGTCAAGCCCGTACGGCGTTGCTGTCGTTTGAGTGTAGTTTATTGACAGGGGCGCGGGGCGCGTTCAATAGGGTTGTTTTTCGCACTTTTGGCGGTACTGTCACGGGCGCGAAATGCTATTGACAGCGGACGCGGGGCGGCTTGACGCTGTACCCCCGGAGGGGGAACGCGCCCCGCCGCCGTGCCGGGAGGGAGTACGGCGAGTAGCCGAAAATTTCAAAAAGAATAAAAAGGACTATAAATTATCTCTTTTGTATTGACATTCATCTTCTCTTGTGCTACACTAATCTCACAAACTAAAGGAGGACGCACTATGGTACGCAATAATATTGAACTCGATGTAAAGGTCAAATGTGTTGAACAGGGTGTGACACAACAGACCATTGCAGAAAAGATTGGGACTACGGGACAGTATGTCAACAGAATCGTCAAGAAGAAAGACGGGATTATGAACAAGACTTTCGTTGAAATCATGGAAGCTCTTGGGTACGACATCGAAATCACCTATATCCCAAAGGAAAAGTAAATCGGAGGTGAGTACATGAGGGTCGGTTATGTACGAGTCAGCACCGCAGAGCAAAATCCGGCGAGACAGGTGGAGCTTATGAAGTCCCTCGGTGTGGAGAAAGTCTTTCTCGACAAAATCAGTGGGAAGAATACGGACAGACCGCAGTTTAATGAAATGCTGTCGTTTCTCCGTGATGGCGATACTCTGTATGTGGAGTCATTCTCAAGGCTCTCCCGTAGCACCAAAGACCTGCTGAACACGGTGGGTGTCCTGTCTGCCCGTGGCGTTCAGCTTGTGTCGGACAAAGAGAAAGTGGACACCAACACCCCGCAAGGGCGGTTCATGCTGACGGTGTTTGCGGCGTTGTCGGAGTTGGAGCGGGAGAATATCCTTGAGCGTCAGCGCGAGGGCATTGAGATTGCCAAAGCGGCGGGAAAATACAAAGGGCGTAAGCCGATTGCCGTGACGGACAGATTTCTCGGTGCGGCTCGGAGTTGGCAGGAGGGTTCTCTCCCACTGAAAGACGCCATTGAGCAGTCGGGGCTGTCGGAGTCCACATTCTTTCGTAAGTGCAAACAGCAAGGGATAAGGAGGGTCGGTGTGTGAGAAAGCTGATTTTAGCATTGTGTATGGTCGTGATGGTATTCGCGTTAGTCGGTTGCGGTCAGAAAGAACCTGTCGCGGAAAAGACGGACGCTGAGAAGTTCGCAGAGGAAAACAGTATCTCGGTGGAACTGGCAGAGAACATTGAAAACGCCCTGTCGCAGACAGATGTTCCCTCCTCTCTGAATAAGCTCAATGATTGGGAACAGATTGAGGATTATGCGGACGGTCAACGGTACACGGGTTGGGTCTACTCCACCGCTCAAGATAAGTATTATTACATGGTGTTCTATGTAAGTGGTGATACCGTTGAGGGTATTCGAGACCAAAAGAACGGGCTTGAATATCTCTATCAAAATGAAAATTGACGATTACAAGAATTGGCGCATGATTGCGATTGAGGGTTTATCCTCGACCAGTCATGCGCTTTTCTTTTTGCAGGAGGTAAAAATGGAACAGCTACTTTCAAAAATTCTCGAAAAAATAAAAAAGGACGCTTACCTGTTTCGGACATGGGAAGACCTGCTCTATATGAGCAAGGAAGCTATGAAAACTGACATTTCGCTCGGCGTGAGGTATCTCAAGCTCCTCTCGGCTGAATGTGAGAGAGGTATCAGTGACCCGCTCACCTCGGAACAGGAGGTCAAGGAGCTATACGGATTGCACAAGCGGGTTCTCCTCGCCGCCGCGCCGTATGATTTTGACAGCTACCTGCTCTATGTGGAGTGGAACAGAGAACCGAAAAAGAAGTTTTACCCGCCGCGCCGCAAGGTACTGAAACAGGTGGTGGACGCGCTACAGGAACTTGCAGACGATAAACTTGACCTGCTTGCGGTCTCTCTCCCGCCCGGTAGCGGCAAGACCACTCTCGCTATCTTCTACCTCACTTGGCTCGGCGGGAAGATTCCCAACGAACCTATGTTGACAGGTTCTCACTCCAACTCGTTCGTGCGCGGTGTGTACGATGAGTGCTTGCGTATCTTTGACGCAAATGGTGATTACCTGTGGCACGATGTATTCCCCGATATACAGGTTTCTAACACGAACGCGAAAGATTGTCGTATCGACCTTGATAAGCGACAGCGTTTTGAAACATTGGAGTTTACCTCCATCGGCACGGGCAACGCGGGTCTATATCGTGCCGCCACCCTCCTCTATTGTGACGATTTGGTGTCGGGTATCGAGGTCGCGCTATCTAAGGAGCGGCTTGACAAGCTGTGGGAGACCTACACAACGGACTTGAGACAGCGTAAAATTGGAGACCACTGCAAAGAGCTTCACATTGCTACTCGATGGTCTGTCCATGACGTTATCGGAAGACTGGAACGTGAATACGGTGACAGTGACCGAGCGAAGTTCATCGTGATTCCTGCCCTTAACGAGAATGACGAGTCCAACTTTGATTATGCCTACGGTGTCGGATTCACTACGAGAGTCTACCATGAGCAGAGAAATATCATGGACGATGTGTCGTGGAGAGCGTTGTATATGAACGAACCTATTGAGCGTGAGGGTTTGGTCTACTCTCAAGACGAACTTCGCCGCTATTTTGAGCTTCCATCGGAAGACCCGGACGCAATTATTGGTATTTGCGACACGAAGGATAAAGGTGCTGACTACGCTTTCCTCCCTGTGGCTTATGTTTATGGACAGGACTACTATATCGAGGATTGTGTATGCGACAACGGTCTTCCGAATATCGTTGACGCTCGATTGACTGAAATTCTCGTCCGAAGGAAGGTCAAGTCCTGCCGATTCGAGTCAAACTCTGCCGGAAGACGTGTGGCTGAAAAGATTCAAGAGGACGTGAAGAAAAAAGGCGGCATTACTCACATCACCACAAAGTTCACCACCGCAAACAAAGAGACGAAAATCATTGTCAATAGTGCTTGGGTCAAGGAGCATTGTCTGTTCAAAGACAGTTCCCTCTATCAGAAGAAGTCTGACTACGGAAAAATGATGGATATGCTCTGCTCTTACACCGTTGCTGGCAAGAACAAGCACGATGATGTGCCGGACGGAATGGCAATGTTGGCGGAATATGCTCAGAGTTTGAGCGGTCAGAAGGTCGAGGTGTTCAAAAGACCTTGGTAATTCACAATTTCCACATAGTTTTCCACAAAAAATTCTAAAAACAAGAATTATAATCTTGCATTTTACGAATTACTATGTTATAATAGTAAAAGTAAAAATGTATATAAAAACAAGTGGCGCATGATTGCGAGTATGGCGGAAGCCTATCCAGCAGTCATGCGCTATTTTTAATTTTTAGGAAAGGAGGAGCAGTCATGGCAAACGAAGTCGATACTTCCAAGACTCCGAGCGAGACTCGTCAAATGAACGGAAGACGTGTTATCAAGTCCAGCGTGAGAAGAATCACGAGGGACAACGTGGTTGATGTTCTGACAACTGCTATGAATACTCACTCGATGAATCGAAGTGAGATTGAGTATCTGTGGGACTACTATCGTGGCAAGCAACCGATTCTCAATCGTGTCAAAGAAGTTCGCCCGGAAATCTGTAACAAGATTGTGGAAAACCGAGCGAATGAGATTGTCTCCTTCAAAGTCGGTTATCTCTGCGGAGAACCTATTCAGTACATCGGACGCAGTGCTGATGAAGCTGTTACAAAAGGTATCTCTGCTTTGAACGAGCTTATGTTCGCAGAGGACAAAGCTACGCAAGACCAAGAGATTGTCGAATGGCAAATGATTTGCGGAACGGCATATCGTTTGGTTCTTCCCGATGAACCTTCCGAGGAAGACGAGTCTCCGTTTGAAATGTACACTCTCGACCCTCGCAACTCTTTCGTTGTGTATTCAAACGATGTTGGAAATAAGCCTTTGATGGGTGTCAAGTATAGCACCGATGAAAACGAGGTGACTCATTACTCGGTCTATACGGACAACTACTACTGGCTGATTGATGGTGACATTATCAACGAAGCGGAGTCCAAGCCCCACGCTCTCGACATGATTCCTATTTTCGAATATCCGGCGAACAATGCTCGTCTCGGCTCTTTCGAAATCGTGCTTCCTCTGTTGGACGCAATCAATGGTGTCGAGTCCAACCGTATGGACGGTATTGAGCAGTTCATACAGGCTTTTTGGAAGTTCATCGGTTGCAACATCGACAAGCAGAAGTACAAGGAGTTCTTGGAGGAGGGTGCAATTCTTGTTCCTCCTAACGACAACGGAGGAAACATTGATGTTGACCTCGTTGTGAAGGAACTGAATCAGACACAGACTCAGACCCTCAAAGACGATTTGTACACTGCGATTCTCACTATCTGCGGTATGCCTAACAGAAACGGAGGTACTTCTACTTCCGATACAGGTGCGGCGGTACTTCTTCGTGATGGGTGGTCTCTTGCGGAAGCGAGAGCAAAAGACAGCGAGAATATCTTCAAAAGGTCTGAGAAGAAAATGCTCAAGCTGGTGCTTCGCATTTGTCGTGACCTCAGTGACATTGACCTTCGTTTGAAGGACATTGACATGAAGTTCACCCGAAGAAACTACGAAGCGATTCAGAGCAAGTCTCAAGTGCTTACTTCCATGCTACAGCAACCGAAGATTCACCCTATGCTGGCTTTCTCTCACTGCGGTATGTTTACCGACCCGGAAAGTGCCTACACCATGAGCATGGCATATTACGAGGAACAGCAGAAAAAGCTGGCTGAACAGACTCCCGACCCGGATAATGACCCAAATAATTGAGCGGTTCGCCGCTTGAATATCGTCAGAGAAGACGTAAATCGCAAAAAGACAGAGAAGTCTATAACCGCAAGAAATGTTCACAGAAGAACTGAAAAGACAGGAGGAAACCAAAATGGCAAAGATTGATGTAACACAGATTGAAGGTTACGAAACCATGACCGCCGAGGAGAAGCTGAAAGCTCTCGAAGAATTTGACGTTCCCGACCCGGACTATTCCGGCTTTGTGAAGAAGGAACAGTTCGACAAGACAGCTTCCGAGCTGGCAACTGCGAAAAAGCAGTTGAGGGAGAAAATGACCGAGGACGAAGCGGCAAAGCAGAAGGAAAAAGAGGAACGTGAGGAATTGGAGTCCAAGTACAACAAGCTCCTGCGTGAATCTGAGATTTCCAAGCATAAGGCAAAGCTCCTCGCACTTGGGTACGATGAAGCCCTTGCCGATGAAACTGCCACTGCTATGGCGGACGGTGATTCTGAGAAGGTGTTCATCAATCAGCAGAAGCACTTAACCGCTTTTGAAAAGAAGGTTCGTGCAGAAGCCCTCAAAGATACACCGAAACCTACCCCCGATGGGGATTCCAAGACTATGACTCTCGAAAAATTCCGTAAGTTGTCCCCTGCGGAACGTGCCGCTTTCTACGAGGAACACCCGGAAGAATACAAAGAACTTTATGGAGGTAATTAACTATGGCTCATAAGATTTATGACAATTTCTTCCTCTCCAACGAGGTTGAAGACCAGTTCAATTCCCACCTCAATTTACAGCAGTTTTGTACTGTTGATAATTCGCTGGTGGGAGAAGCTGGCATGAAGCGTAAGATTAACGTCTACAAGGCTACCGATGGTACTCAGAAGCTGGCTATGGGTGTCGGCAACAGCAAGTCTATCGAAGTTTCTTACGCTGAGAAGGAGTACGAAATCCTTCTTGCTCAGAACCGTTTCGAATACTATGACGAACAGGCTATGACTGACCCTATGCTCGTCCCTGTCGGTGTTCGTCACATGGGTACTGATATGTTCAACACCGTCAATGCCGACATTTTTGCCGAGTTCAACAAGGCAAGTCTGTCCGTTTCGGCTACCGATTACGGTTTCGGAACTTTTGCTGACGCTGTGGCGAAGCTGAACCTTGAGGAAATCGAGGGTGTGAATATCTTCGGTTTTGTCAATGCGGCTAACATGGCGGAGATTCGCAAGGCTCTGAAAGAAGACCTCAAGTACGTTGAGTCCTTCTCTCGTAACGGTTATGTCGGTACTGTTGCTGGTGTGAACCTGTACACCAAGAAGGACGCTGTTTCCGGCACTATCATTATCGCAACCAAGAAAGCGGTTACTCTTTTCAACAAGAAGGGTACGGAAATCGAGCAGATTACCAAGAACGCTCGTTCCGAGACTGCGGCTAATACTCGTCTGAACACCATCTTCTCTCGTAAGTATTATCTCGCCGCTCTCACTGACGCTACCAAGGCTGTGAAAATCACCGTTGCACCTTCTGTGTAATCGGTGAGGAATGGAGGACAGAACAATGTATGAGGTTGTAAGCGATTTTCGTGACGCAAAGAACGACAACCACCTGTATCGGGTGGGTGATGAATACCCTGTAGCTGGCTACAAGCCGAGCAAGTCTCGTATCGAGGAGCTGGCAAAGGGTAAGAACAAATTTGGCAAGGTGTTCATCGAGGAAGCTCCTGTGAACCCTGCCGAGGGTCAGACTCCCGACCCGGATAACGGCGAGGGAGAACCCGAACCTCAGACTGAGGAATAACTGCGAGGAGGTGTGACAGCATGACGAACGATGAAAAACTGGCGGCTCTCAAGGCAATGGTCGGTAGCTCTGACTCTGACGAAGTGCTGTCCGCCTATCTGAAACTTGCCGGGGACAAGATTATCGCCAAAGCGTTTCCATATCAGAATGATGTGACCGAAGTTCCAGCACAGTACAGTTACTTACAGGTCGAAATTGCCGCATATATGCTGAACAAGCGAGGTGCGGAAGGTCAGACCTCTCACACTGAAAACGGTGTGACAAGGCAGTACGAAAGTGCGGACGTTCCTTCTTCTATGCTGAAAGCGATTACTCCCTACTGTGGGGTGATTTCATGAGGTGTATGCAGAGAAACAAGGTCAAGTTCTTCTACGCTCTCTACGAGGGCAAGGAAGCTATCACTGATGAATATGGAAACGTCACTGGTGAATACGCAGTGAAGCATGGTAATCCGATAGAGTTTTCCGCAAATATATCTGCCGCAAAGGGAGAAACGCAGACTCGTCAGTTTGGAGAAAACGAGTCCTATGACAAAGTGATTGTCTTGGATTCTGACGCTCCTTCGATTGACGAATACTCTATCCTTTGGGTCGATGTTATCCCGGAACTCAAGGAGGACGGTACTACCGACACTCCTCATGACTACGTTGTGAAAAAGGTAGCCAAGAGTTTGAACGTGACTTCGATTGCGATAAGCAAGGTGAATGTCAGTGGGTAAAAAGGTCATTCGTTTCGGATTATCAGTTCGAGAAATCGACAAGGCGATTAAGGAGCTTGAGCAGTACAAGCGAGACCTCGTTGCAAAGACAGAACTTCTTAGGGAAAAGGTTGCAGAGCGTATAGAATCTCTTGCGGCAAGCGGATTCTCCGGGGCAATCGTTGACGATTTGACACAGGATAGCGGCGGTGTCCGTAAGGCACAGGTCGAAACCTCAGTTGATGAACGAGGTGACGTGTCTGTAGTTATAGCGAAGGGAGAAGACGCAATTTGGGTGGAGTTCGGTGCTGGTGTATATCACAATGGCTCTGCCGGAAGCTCCCCTCACCCGAAGGGTTCTGAGCTTGGTTTCACGATAGGCGGCTACGGCAAAGGAATGGGTAAAAAACAGGTGTGGGGATTCTACGAAGACGGAGAACTCCGTCTCACGCATGGTACTCCGGCTGTTATGCCTATGTACAATGCTATGAAAACCGTTTGTGACGAGATTGCCGATATTGCGAGGGAGGTGTTCAAATGATTGACATTGAGAATGAGATTTTTGACGAAGTGTCCGGGAAGGTAAGAGAGAAGTTTCCCTCTATCTTCATGACAGGTGAGTATGTAAAATCTCCCTCCTCGTTCCCTTGCGTATCACTGGTTGAGGTGGATAACGCAACATTTCGAAACACACAGACAACGGAAGGAAAAGAAAACCATGCGGCTGTTGTGTATGAACTGAATGTTTATTCCAACAAGACCAAGGGCAAAAAAGCTGAGTGCAAAGAGATTGCGGCTTTCATTGATGATTTGATGATGGGTCTCAATTTCACGAGGACAATGCTTGAACCTGTTCCGAACCAAGACGGAGCTACTATCTATCGTATGCTCGGACGATACCGAGCAGTCGTTTCCAAAAACAAAACCATCTACAGGAGGTAAAAATCATGGCAATTTCTACTTACAAGATTTTCCTTATGATGAAAAAGGAAGCTTCTTATGAGAAGCTCATTGACATCAAGGATTTTCCCGATTTGGGCGGTTCGCCCGAAATGTTGGAGACCACGACTCTCTCCGACAAAATGCAGACCTACATTCCCGGTATTCAGTCTCTTGACGCTCTTGAGTTCACTGCGAACTACACCAAGGAAGACTTCACGAAGCTGAAAGCACTTGAGGGTGTGGAACACGAGTTTGCTGTTTGGTTCGGCGGTACTGAGGAAGCAAATGTCCTCACTCCTACTGGCACTGACGGCAAGTTCCAGTTCAAGGGTCAGCTTTCCGCTTTCCCTGTTGGCGGCGGTGTGAATGAGGTAGTTGACATGACCGTCACTATCGCTCCTTCCACTCCTATCAGCATGGCGGAGTAAGAACAAATAATAGGAGGACAGACAAATGGCAAAACAGCTTATTTTCACTTTTGAGGACAAGGAATACACCTTGGAGTACACTCGCAGAACGGTTGCGGAAATGGAGAAGAAGGGGTTCATTGCTTCTGACATCACAGACAAGCCCATGACTACTCTCCCTGCTCTGTTTGCTGGTGCGTTCCTTGCTCACCACAGATTCGTCAAGGAAGACGTAATCAACAACATCTACACGAAACTTACCAAGAAAGAGGACTTGATTGGGAAGTTGGCAGAAATGTACAACGAACCCATCATGGCTCTCGTAGAAGAACCCGAGGAAGACAAGGGAAACGTGAACTGGACAGCAACTTGGTAAGTGACTTGCTGTCCTCCACTGAGGGGAGTGGTGGTGATTCTGCCACTGCTCCCCTCAAAACTTACACAGAGAAATTCAATGAGTTGTTCCCCCATTACCTCGCAATCGGTATGACTGAGGAGCAGTATTGGGACAAGGACTGTCAGCTCGTAGCGGCTTACCGCAAGGCTGATGAACTCAGAATGAATCGAAAGAATCAAGAAATGTGGCTACAGGGTGCTTATATTTATGACGCTTTGTGCCGTGTTTCCCCTCTCCTTCACGCATTTGCTAAGAAGGGTACGAAACCGATTCCTTATCTTTCGGAAGCGTATGCTCTCACTGAGAAACAGGCTGAACTCAAAGAGGAGGAAAAGGCTAAGAACGTATTCGACAAGGGCAAGAAAATGATGGGAGGGTTTATGGCAATGCACAATAAAAAGTTTGAAGGGAAGTGAGGAAAATGTCTACAACAATCGAACAGTTGGAACTTGAAGTACAATCGAGTGCTACTTCTGCGGTCAGTGGCATAGACGCACTTGCTTCCTCTCTTGGTAAGTTGAAGTCCGCTGTCAAAGGCGGTGTCGGCTTGACCGCTGTTGCAAAACAGCTCACTACTCTGAATACCGCATTGAATGGTGTCAGCGGTGCAAATGCCGATAATTTGAACAAACTCGCACAAGGCTTGCAGACTCTTTCCTCCATCGGAAATCTCAAGCTGTCTTCTTCTGTGGCAACGCAGATTACAAACATCGGAAATGCGGTGAAGTCTTTGACTGGCACTGACTTCTCCGTACTTCGAGACCTTGCTTCCGCTCTGACTCCTTTAACGAGCGTTGGCAAAGCAAATCTCAATAGCTTTATTTCTCAGTTGCAGAGATTACCGCAAGCGGTACAGGCTCTCAACAGCGTGAGTATTGGTAGTCTGAGTTCTAAGATTCGTGAGCTGATTTCTGCTTTCACTCCTCTGACTCAGATGGGTAAGAATAACCTCACCTCTTTCATCACTCAGTTGAAGAAGCTCCCGGAAGCGGTAGCGGCATTGCAGTCTGTGAACATAGGCTCACTCGCTTCTCAGATTCAGCAGTTGGCAAATGCGTTCGCTCCTCTTGCAACGCAAATGCAGTCTATCGCAAACGGTTTTTCCGCTCTGCCTACGAGACTGCAAAGACTGATTCAGCAGACGAACAATCTGAGTGCGGCAAACGGTAAGGCTTCCATGAGCTATGTCAACCTTGCGGCGAAAATCGGTATTGCGGTTGTGGCTATGAAGCGTATCGCAAGCGTTATTGCTGGCTGGATTACGAAATCCAATGAGTACGTTGAGAGCTTGAACCTGTTCACTGTCTCCCTCGGTGAGTATGCGGCGGAAGCTCAGAAGTATGCTGAGAATGTTGCAGAAATCATGGGTATCGACCCTGCCGAATGGCTGAGAAATCAAGGTGTCTTCATGACGCTTGCAACTGGTTTTGGTGTTGTGAACGATAGAGCGTACACCATGAGTAAGAATCTTACTCAGCTCGGTTACGACCTGTCTTCCTTCTTCAATATCAGCTATGAAGACGCTTTTCAGAAGTTGCAGTCCGGCATTTCCGGCGAACTCGAACCTCTCCGTAGACTTGGTTATGACCTGTCCGTGGCGAGATTACAGCAGGAAGCGTTGAACCTCGGTATCACCAAGAGTGTCAACGCTATGACACAAGCTGAAAAGGCAGAGTTGCGTTACTACGCAATTATGACACAGGTCACTACCGCACAAGGCGATATGGCTCGTACCTTGGAAGCTCCTGCAAACCAGCTTCGTATTCTGCAAGCACAGGTGAACCAAGCGGCTCGTGCGCTCGGTAACATCTTTATTCCTATGCTGAACGCAGTTCTGCCTTATGCAATCGCATTGGCAAAGGCTATCAGACTTGTGGCTGACGCTATCGCAAGCCTTTTCGGTTTTGCACTGCCGGAGATTGATTATAGCGGACTCAGCACTGCCGCTGGTGGTGCTGGTGATTTGGCTGACAATCTCGGTGACGCTGGAAAAAAGGCGAAGGAAGTCAAAAACGCTCTGCTTGGTATTGACGAACTGAACATTATCTCCCCTCAAGACGATTCCAGCAGTGGAAGCGGCAGTGGTATCGGAGGTGGTGGAGGTCTTGGTTTCGAGCTTCCTACTTATGACTTCATCGGTAACGCTGTAAGTGACAAGGTTGAAGAAATCCTTGGAAAAATGAAGGAATGGCTCGGTCTGACTGAGGAAATCAATTCTTGGAGCGATTTCTTCCATACGAGACTCGGAAGGATTTTAACCACTGTCGGCGCAATCGCTATCGGTTTGGCGGCATGGAAAATCTCTCGTGGAGTCATTTCTGCTCTTGAGACAATCAAAACCTTGCAAAAAGCAGGACTCAGAAACGCATTGACGTTATCCATAGGTATCAGTCTGACTATCGGAGGTATCGCACTCGAAGCGGCTGGTATCATTGACGCTATTCAGAACGAACTCAACGGCATGAACTTCGCACAGATTTTGGGAGGAGGTACTTTCCTCACGATTGGTGCTTCGTTCATTGGTAAGGCAGTTGCGAACTGGATTACAACGGCATTTGCTGGAAGCACTGTTGCGACAGCTCTTGAAACAGCGGCGGCAAACCTCGGTCTTGCCACGGCTGGTGCGGCTGGTGCGGCAATCGGAGCTGGTATCGGCGGTATTATCGCTGGTATTCCTGCAATGATTACAGGCATTTATGACTCCATTAAAAACGGTATTGACTGGTTGAGTAGTGCGTTGACTGCGGCTGGTGCTACTGCGGCTGGTGCTGGTATCGGAGCAATCATAGGTGCTTGCGGAGGTCCGATTGGTGCTGGTATCGGCGCACTGATTGGTCTTGCAGTCGGTTTGGTGACTGACGGTGTTATCCTTGTCGTTCAGAAGTGGGACGAAATCACAGCTTTTGTGAAAAAGTTCTTTACTCAGACGATTCCGGGGATTTGGAACAAGTTTACTGGCTGGTTCAGTAAGCAGTGGGAGTCTTTCAAGAACTTCGACTGGTATGGACTCGGCTACGAGCTTGGACAGTCCCTCGGTAACGCTTGGAAGTCCGCAGTTGACTTTGTTACGGTGAGGATTCCGAACTGGTTCTCGAAAATGTGGAACAGCATTAAGAGTGCCTTTACAAAATTCTTCACTGTTACTTTGCCGAACTTCTTCACTCAAACGATTCCGAATGTCGTAACGAAAATCGGTGAGTTCTTCAAGGCTCTGCCGGGAAAAATCGAAGCGGCTGTCAAGAGCGGTTGGAAGAAGTTTACCGAAATCGGCTCGTCTATCATTGACGGTATTTGGGAAGGTTTGCAGACCATTTGGACGAAGATTACAGACTTCGTTGACGGTTTCGTGCAGGGCTTTAAGGACGCACTTGGTATTCACAGTCCTTCTACAGTCTTTGCCACTATCGGTGAAGATATTGTTGCTGGTCTGTTGAAGGGTATTGAGGGATTCACAAATATGCTCAGTACGGTCTCCGAATGGGCTTCCAAGGTTGTAGAGTTCTTCACCAAGGGTGCAGATGGCAGAGGTATCGTTGAGAATTTCAAGGAAATTGGTGGAAACATCGTTTCCGGGTTCAAGGATAAAATCGGCAATACCTACACAACCGTCAAGACAAACGTCACCACATGGGCTTCCGGGGTAAAGGAATGGTTCTCCAACACTTCCTTTGGAGGTGTGAACCGGGAGACCTTCGCAACCTTCGCAAACAATACAATCGAAGGATTCAAAAACAAGGTGAGTTCCACTTACGCTACTGTGAAAAACAGCGTCACAACTTGGGCTTCGAGTGTGAAAAGCTGGTTTACGGATAGCTCTTTCGGCGGTGTAAATTCCTCCTCTTTCGCTACGTTTGCAAATAACGTGGTTACAGGATTCAAGGATAAAATCAACACCGCATACACCTCTACAAAATCCTCGATTACCACATGGGCTTCCAACGTGAAGAACTGGTTCTCCGGGACTTCTTTCGGAGGTATCAACAGCACCACATTCCAGTCCTATGCGACAAACATCGTAGATGGATTCAAGAATCGTGTTGCGAACTACTACACAGCGGCAAAGAGTGCAATGACTACGTTCGGTTCGAATGTAAAGAGCTGGTTTACGGATTACGTTTCTTACGACAAGTTCTACAGCATTGCTTCTGACGTAGTGCAGGGTTTCAAGAACGGTATCGGTGCTTTGTATTACACCTGTAAAAACACTATCAGCAGTTGGGGTGCTTCGATTATCAGTTGGTTCAAGGAAAAGCTGGATTCCAACTCTCCTTCCAAGGTGTTCGAGCGAATTGGTGAGGACACAATTCTCGGTTACAACATCGGTATTACCTCTCTCGGTAAGACCACGAAGGGTGTTGTAAGCAGTTGGGCGGATTCCTTTACCAGCGTAAGCCCTGTAATGAGCTTTGCAGTTGATACCTCGGCTCTGAGATACTACAGCAGTGATTCCTTTACCAAGGATATTTCCGCCGATGTTACCAGCAATAGGTCTTACTCTATCACTGGTTTCAAAGAAGGTATGGAGGAGTTCTACAGAGAGTACATCGAACCTACGATGGCTCAAATGGCAGAGGATATGCGTAGACAGGCAGACAAGAAGGAGCAGACAATCGTTCAGATTGGAAACCGAACTGTATCTGACGCTGTGACAACACAGCAGAAAGCCAATGGTTATGTATTCGCAAAGTAAGGAGGTGCGGTAATGTCTTATTTGGCTATCAACGGATATGAATTACCCCCTCCGAAGCGAGGGGTAAAGCCCATTGTCACCACGGTTGTGGACGCTGGTAGAAATGCCAACGGTGCTGTGGTGGGTCAGCGTGTGGGTCGAGACCAATACAAGATTGATGGTCTTGAATGGTCTTGGCTCACCGCTGAACAGTGGAGTCGCATACTGAGTATTCTCGACCACTTCTTCGTGTATGTGACATTCATCGACCCTGTTACAACTGGTAAGAAAACCATAAAGATGTATCCGGGTGACAGAAGTGCAGAACCCTATTGGGTCGATGGAAACGGACACCCTACCCATTATAGAAATTGTAAGTTCAATCTCGTTGACACAGGAGAGTAAAGGAGGGATTTTATGCAGAAGGTTTCGAAAGCCTATAAAGAAAGCATGAAGTCTCCTCTCCGAGAGAGGGCATATATCATGCTCTCTTTCGGACTCGTCAACCAAGAAGCGCAAGCAAAGGCAAGAATCGAGGAAGGAGACTTCTCTTACTACTCCAACAGCTCGAACATTTTTGGTGAGAGCAATGACGATACAGTCTATGCCACGCTTGAGGAGAACTTCACGAAGGTTGATGGTTCGATGTTCTTCCTTCCTCGCAGGAACGCTTCGCATACATACCTCGACACAGGTATTGTCAGCGAAAAGCTCCTCTCGGAAGCTATCTTCGAACTGACTATCAACCTAAATATGGCGGCTACTGACTTCAAGGGTATCACCATAAATTTCGGTGAGAATTACCCGGTCAATTTCGACATGGTGAGCAGTAGCGGTCAAGTAATTGAATACAGAAACAATACCGAGTCCCTTTTCACAACCGAGGAGGTTCTTGAAAACACGACACAAGTCAAGCTGGTCGTTTATTCCATGAAGAACCCTCAGAGCAGACTTCGTATCTACTCTATCCGCTTCGGTTACGGTCTTGTTTACTACAACAACGATGTTATGAGTTCTTCCCTTGAGAGCTATGTGTCTCCCATCGGAGCAGATGTTCCGCAGATTGATTTCACGGTACAGCTCAAGAACTACGACCACTACTTCAACATGGATAACCCGAAATCCGCTATCAACTTCCTCGAAACAGGACAGGAAATGCAAATCCATTATGGGTATCAGCTCCCGGACTCTGACGAGATTGAGTGGATTATCGGAAATAACCTGTTGTGTTCGGAATGGGAGTCGGACGATTATACGGCTACTATCCGTTGCCAAGACATCTTCCGAAACATGGACTCTGAGTTCTATAAGGGAATTTACAACCGCAACGGTATCAGCTATTACGATTTGGCTGTGGCTGTTCTGAGAGACGCTGGTTTCACAGATTACTACATTGACCCACAGCTCAAGAATCTATACACGAAAAACCCTCTGCCGAGAGTACAGCACAAAGAAGCGTTGCAGATTATAGCAAATGCCTGTCGATGTGTTCTCTCTCAGACGAGACTCGGTAAGATTCAGATTAAGTCTTCCTTCGTCCCGGAAGCACAGGCAAGTGCTGAAACCGAAGCGGAATACTCCAATGTAGAAAACATCATGAACACTGAGGTCAAGGACGAGTACGCTTCTCTTGCAACAAATTATGCCGTTGCAGACGGTTCAATGTTTTTCCTTCCTCGCAACGGTGTTGGTGTTCGTAATACAGGATATGTGTCTGCGGAAATCTCTAACGAGCAATGTGAGTTCGAGAAAAACCCGAAGGTCACAATCCGACAGGAAGTTGCCTGTATGTACTACGGAGCAAGATTCACTTTTGGACAGTCTCTCCCTTCTGCGTTCATCATTCGCACCTACAACAACGGTGAGCTTGTGAACACGGTGGAAGTTGGAGAAAACGAAATCAGCAAGGTTACAGTAGTTCATACTGAGCTGGACGATTTCGATACCATGGTGGTCGAGTTCACGAAGACAGCAGAACCTCAGAACCGAATTGTGCTGAATAATTTCAGTTTCGGTGATGTGACTGAGTTCACCATGACAAGAAACGATATGACCTCCTCTCCGAAAGCAATAAAGCAGGAGCTTGTAAAAGAGGTTATCGTCCCTGCCTACAGTTATCAGAACGGTGTGCAGGAAGAAAGCCTTATCAGTGAGGAAGTGACCGTTGCCGTTGGTGACATTACCACATTCTTTGTTGGTGAACCTTCCTACAATTACAGAGCTGTGGTGGACGAAGACGCAAGCGGTGTCACTATCTTGGAATGGGGAAACTACTATATCAAGGTACAGTTCAATGTAGCCGGAACGTATCGTTTGGAAATCTTCGGCTACAGATACAAAATCGTTGAGCAGTATGCGGTCAAGTCTCTGAATAACAGGGGCAGGACAATCAAGTGGGAAAATCCTCTCATGTCCGACATTGCAATGGCTACAGACCTCGCAGAATGGCTCGGTGACTATTATGCTTCCGGCATTGAGTACGAGTATAACACGAGGGGAAACCCGGAGCTGGACGTAAACGACATCGTTTATCAAGAGAACGAGTTCCACGATGGTATGAAGGTGACTATCTACCGACAGACCCTCAACTTCAATCAAAGTTTTTCGGGCAAGGTCACAGCTCGAAGGTTAGGAGGTTAAGGTATGGCATGGGAAACCCCGAAAACAGACTGGCATGGCTCGTCTGACAGCGAAGGTGTTTACACCGGGGACAGATTCAATGCGGTGGATTTCAACCGTATCAAGAACAACCTTGACTATCTCCGGGAGCTGGCAATCAAACTCTATGACGAGTTTTCCATTGTCTCTCTCGGGGCTGACCGAACCCCGGTAGATTACTTCTACGCTGACGAAATCAATCAGCTCGAAGAAAACCTCAAGACTGTGAACGAAAACTCCCTTCGAAGGTCGTATGGCAATGCGCCTACTTATGTAGATAATGGAAATACGATGGATTTCGTAGAACTGAATCGACTGGAAGGTGCAATCCTCGACCTTTATGACAGGCTCACAAATGAGCTGGAAGGGAGAAGAATGTTGACATGGAACTTTGGAATGAAAGGAGGAGACTTGTAAATGGCTTGGGAACTGCTACCTGTAAATTACACTGACGCTGTTTGGAGCGGACTCAAGAGATACAACGAAGTCCGAAATGAGGACGGAACGGTATCTTTCCAAGATGTGACAGTGTATAGCAACAAGGAGACCTCGTTCTTTGGTGCGAAGGACGCAAACCGCATGAACGAAGCTCTGAACACACTCATGTCCATGGTGGAGAATGGCACTGACCTCTACACCGCTTTTCAGAACTACTTCAACACTCAGAAGGATTTGTTTGAGGACACTGCGAATGCGACTCAGCAGGGATTCAATGAGTACGTTGACGGTCTGAAAGCCGAAGGTGATTCTGCAATTCTCACCATCAAGACTGATTACCGCAAGGAAATCACTGATTTTGAGAATCAGCAGGAGCAACTTTTCACCACTTGGTTTGAGTTTGTCAAGGGTCAGTTGGGCGAAGATGTAGCCGGAAAGTTGCAGAATCAGATTAACGCACTGGACATCAAAACTGACGGTTTCGAAGCTCGAAACACTACTTTCTCTGAGGACGGTAAAACCATCACGGAGACCTACGGTGTTAAGAGAATTGAGACGGAGTTTGTGTCCGACAGCACCATCGTTCAGAAGCTCTATGACAACGATGTGCTTACCAAGACAAAGACCATCACATTCAGTGCTGATGGATTAAGTATTAAGGAGGACGTGAAATAATGGGTTGGGCAGAAGCAAAATGGACTGTAGACCAAATCTTGCAGAAGATTGGTCAAGCCCCTAACAACATGAGAGCGTTTACCGCTTTCTCGGTATCTAAGACCGAAATCGGTTTGAAATTTCTTGAACCCGAAGACAGCTATTCTGACGGAAATCTGATTTGTTCCGTTGGTGGTGTCATGATTCGAATGAGCGAGACTGGCTATCCTACGAACACTTCCGAAGGGGAGCTGGTAATCGACAACAAAGAACTCGGAAAGTACGAGACAGAGGAGTTCGTAGTGGGAGGACTCGTTGAGGGAAAAACCTATTACTTCTCCGCTTTCCCTTATTCCACGCAGGGTGTTTTCAACCTTGCCACGAATGAAAGCAATCATGCGAGTGCCGCTCCTGCGGACGGAGAAAAGGTCAATATCACAATCAATATTGACGATGATTCCGCTTTCAACAGCGTGTCTGTCACCTGTGTGAACGAAACGGACGGAACGAAAACAAAGAGTGCTACTCTGACTGCAACTCTGAGAACCTGTTCTTTCACCGTTCCTATCGGTGACACCTATCACATCGAGTACGGTGCGGAAGATGGTTACTCCAAGCCGGACAACACCGTCTCCAAGGTTTCCGTGGCTGGTGCTACCACTGACTACGAAGCAACCTACTACTACTTCACTGCAACCATCAACGTGACCTATCCGGCTGGCGCAACGCTCACTTGCAAGAGCGGAGGTACTACCTACACTGCAACGACCTCTACTGGCTCGTATCAGTTCAAGGTACACGCAGTCGGAACATGGGTTGTTACTGCCACTCAGAACGGCGAGAGCGTTTCCAGCAATGTTGTTATCACTTCCGATGGACAGACAGAAAGCGTTGAGCTTTCCTTCGTAAAAATCTACGGTATCAGCAGAGACAAGACCGCTTCTTCCCCTGTATGGGCGAGAACTGATGAAGCTGTCGGTATGACTGCCACCGCTTCCGTAGGTACGACTGCCGGGGCAAGTGATTTCGACAACTGCTATCCTTGGTCGGGTATCGTGAGAGAAACCCTCTCCACCGGGGACGTGATGGTGAAGATTCCGAAGTTCTACTTCCAGCGTTATCGTGAGGGTAATATCGAGCATATTCGAATTGCCGACAAGAAGACCACTGGATTCGAGCTTCACCCTGCTTTCAAACACGCTGGTGTCGAAGTGAATTATATCTATGTCGGCGCATACAAGACTTCCAGCAATAACAAGTCTGTCTCCGGCGCAAGTCCTCAAGTGTCTCAGACAAGAGCAACCTTCCGTTCCAACGCAAAGGCAAAGGGTGCTGGTTGGAGTCTTTGGGACGTTGCCGTCCTCTCTGCTATTCAGATGTTGATGTTGGTAGAGTTCGCTACCAATAATATGCAGTCTGCAATCGGTAGAGGTTACTGCGACAGCAACAGTGCCGCAATCAGCACAGGCTCTTGCAACAGCGTTGCGAACCTCACTGGCAGACCTGCCGGAACGGACGGTAAGGTGGACGTTGTTTGGAGAGGTATCGAAGGTCTGTGGGGCAATGTTTGGGAATGGGTTGACGGTGTGAACTGGAACAACGGCTCTTACTATGTCTGCAACGACCCGTCCAAGTATGCAGACGATACCGCAAGCAATTACGCCAAACTCTCCTACACGGGTGCTACGAATTGGAGCAGTTCTTACATCACCGAGGAAGGTCTTGACTCTGGCAACAACCCTCATGTCATGCTTCCTGCGGCGGCTGGTAGCGGCAGTGAGTCCACCTATATGTGTGACAGCTGTTGGAGTAACACTGGTTGGCGGTTGTTCCGGCACGGCGGCCGTTGGGATTATGGCTCGGTTTGCGGTCTGTTTACGGCTCATTTGTACCGCACTTCGTCCTATTCCAACGCGGACATTGGCTCTCGCCTGCTTTATATTCCCTCCTGAGGGGGTGTGGGGGATTCCCTCCCCCCACATAAGCAGGTGAAAACGCCTATGTAACGCTACAGCAACACACTAAGGCGAACAGTAATAGCGAGTGTTCCAACACGGCGGCAATTGGAATAATGGCTCGGTTTGCGGTCTGTTTACGGCTAATTTGAACAACACTTCGTCCAATTCCAACACGAACATTGGCTCTCGCCTACTTTTGTTAAACGGTCTATCCATCAAAATACTGTCTCGCCGTACCCATTGGTAAAAAATAGTTTGGAGGGATAGGGTTAGTAGGTTCACTCTCGAAAGCCCTATAAGAAACAAAAGCACATGAAAAGGTTTGGCTTTCTCTATGAAAAGGTGGTGTCGGTCGATAACTGTCGGCTGGCTATCCTTAACGCTTCTCAGAACAAGAGGAAGCGGAAGATGGTGAAAGATGTCTGCGACAACTTGGAGGACTACGCAAAAGACCTGTCCGAACGCTTGAGTCGCATGGACTTTCTCTCGCCATACAAGACTCGTTTCATCAAGGACGGTCTGTCTGGAAAAGAACGAGAACTACAAATCCCGGCGTTCTACCCTGACCAATGCGCACACCACGCCATTATGCAAGTCCTCAAGCCTATCATTGAACGGTCTTCCTATCATTGGAGCTGTGCCAACATCCCGAAGCGTGGTATCGACCATGCTTCCAAGGGTGTGGAGAGGGCTACTGTCAGGGACAGAAAACACGCCAAGTACTGCGTGAAGATGGACATAAGCAAGTTCTACCCGTCCATTCCTCACGGCAAACTGAAAGCCCGTCTGCGGGAGAAAATCAAAGACGAAAAGTTCCTGCAAATCATCTTCAAGGTGATTGACTCCCACGAACAAGGGCTTCCCATCGGAAACTACACCTCGCCTTGGCTGGCAGAGCTGTACCTGCAACCGCTGGACAATCTTATCAAGCAGAAGCACAGAATCCGACACTATGTCAGATATGCTGACGATTTGGTACTGATTGACAGCAATAAACGAAAGCTGAGAAAAGCTCTCCATGACATCTTCGAGTTCGTGGGTGAGCTTGGCCTGTCCATCAAGCATGACTATCAGCTCTTTCGTATTCAGCAGTACTGCAAAGATAGGTCAGGCCGCAGAGGGCGAAAGATAGACTTCGTGGGACGATGTTTTGGCGTGGGCTTCACCACCATTCGCAAGCGGAGAGCATTGGCTCTCATGCGGCAAAGCAGGTTTATCCAGAAACTACAGAGAGAAAACCGACCTATCGCATACAGAATCGCTTCCGGGTTTATCTCCCGGTGCGCCTGTTTCAAGCATACCAATTCCTACGCAATGAGGAAGAAGTACTGCGAGACAGTCAACATCAAGAAGTTGAAGGAGGTTATCAGCAATGAGAGTAAGAGGAAATGTCTCTCCCAACTCGCTCACCATTGAACCGTTCGCACCCATGCCGGGGTATGTGGAAGTGCGTCTGAGGGAGAACATCAAGGACATCACCATGGTCGATGAAATGACCGAGCGTGAAGTCACCATGTTCGAGTATGACGAGTACACTTTCCATCTGGCTGGCAAAGAAGGTCTGCGAGAGGAAATCGAAGGAAACATGAGCAACTGGCTTATCACCGGCAGGACGCTTGAAATCAACGAGGGTGCAAGCATTGTGCAGGACATGAAGGAAGCTCTGGAAATTGTGGGGGTGAGCGTATGAGCATGATTGAACAGGCAAAAGCAATCCGTGACGCTATGGACTACGCAGGTGCGAGTCTGGACGAGGACACCGCCCTGATTTGCGTTGCGCTGTATCGTCCTTGGAAGGTCGGTGTGAACTACAAGGTGAACGACCGTTTCACCTACGGCGTGAACAGCGTGGGAGACCCCCAGCTCTATCGTGTGGCACAGGCTCACACCTCTCAGGACGATTGGAGACCTGACGCTGTTCCTGCCCTGTACACACCCCTCGGTCTCAACGAGGAGGGCTACCCCATCTGGACTCAGCCCATCGGCACACATGACGCATACAACACCGGGGACATTGTCCAGTACAAGGACAAGCTCTACAGGTCGTTGATTGACGGCAATGTGTGGTCTCCCGAAGCCTACCCGCAGGGGTGGGAGGAATACACCCCTACTAAGTAATTTCAGCGAAGGAGAAGCCCGATGGACGAGTTTTTGAAGGTTTTTGGCGATATTACGATTTCCACGGTTGCGGTAATCATTGTCGCACTGGTATTCCTCTGGAAGTTGTACACCATCGTCAAAAACCACCTGATTGAGAAGTATAAGCAGGAAGAAGAAAAAGAGAAAAAGGTGCAGGAGGTAATCGAACGGGCAAGCAATTATCCGAAGTGGCATGAGCAGAGTGTCAAAATCCAGAAGCAGTTTTCGGAGACCATTGCCGCCATTCAAACGGCTCAACTCAACAATCTGGAAAGCCTGAACCGTTTGGCGAAGATGATTACCGAGAACGAAGCTACTGCATGCCGGTATAGGATTTTACGCTTCAACGATGAAATCCTGCACGAGCAAAAACATACGAAAGAGCATTTCGACCAGATTCTCGATGATGTCACTCGGTACGAGAAGTTCTGCGCCGAACATCCTGAGTACGAGAACAACAAGGCTGTTCTGGCTATCGAGAACATCAAGAGAGTCTATCAGAACTGCTCCAACGAAAACACTTTCTTGTAAGGAGGATTGATAGCATGGCTTACACAAACAGCCCACTCGTGACCTACACCAAGCTCACCTCGAACCATTCCGGGCAGAGAAAGCACATCATTGACACCATCACCATTCACTGCATTGTCGGACAGTGGACGGCAAAGCAGGGGTGCGATTACTTTGCCAACACGGACAGGCAGTGTTCGGCAAACTATGTCGTGGGTAAAGACGGTTCTATCGGCCTGTCCGTTGAGGAAAAGAACCGCTCTTGGTGTTCTGGTGGCACTGACAAGTACGGGAACCCTATCCGGGTAAACGGTATCTCTGGCGCAGACAATGACCACCGGGCAATCACAATCGAGGTGGCGAGTGACACCACCCACCCCTATGCCGTGACAGACCAAGCGTACAATGCTCTGGTCAGGCTGGTTGCAGACATCTGCAAGCGCAACGGCATTAAGAAGCTCCTCTGGAAAGGGGACAAGTCCCTTGTGGGGAAAGTCAGTGAGCAGAACATGACTGTACACCGCTGGTTCGCACAGAAAGCGTGTCCCGGCGATTATCTGTACAACAGACATGCTCAGATTGCCGCAGAGGTCAACAAACTTCTCGGCAATGCTTCCGACACACCCGCACCGCCGAAGCCCCCTGCTCAGAAAACCCTCTACAGGGTGCGTAAGAGCTGGTCTGACACAAAGAGTCAGCTCGGTGCTTTCTCCGTTCTGGCAAACGCCAAGTCTCTGGTGGACAAGAACCCCGGCTACAAGGTCTTTGACGAGAGCGGCAAGGTAGTGTACGAGAAGGGCGGTACTTCCACCGCTTCTGTTCCCTATATCGTGCGTGTGACCGCCACCGACCTGTATATCCGCAGGGGTGCTGGCACGAACTACGGCACGAACGGCTTCATCAAGCCGGGTGTCTACACCATCGTTGAGGAGCAGGACGGTCAGGGTGCTACCAAGTGGGGCAAGCTGAAATCCGGGGCTGGTTGGATTTCGCTTGACTTCGTCCAGAAGCTCTAATGCCACGGCGCAGACGGAAGAAGCAGAAACCCGTTTGGGAGTTCTCCAAGAGAATTGTGGTGGCAGTGTTCGTTATCAACATCGTGGTGATTGCGTTCGCTCTCGTCATGATGTGGCGAACCTGCGACCTCTCTCCGATGGCATATCTCATTCCAGCCGTTGCCGCAGAGACCGCAACGGGGACTGGCTTCTACTACACAAAAGCAAAGGTCGAGAATCGCATTAAGCTGATGAAACAGTACAATGTCGAACCGACTGAGCAATCTTTCAATGAACAAGGAGGATTTTAACCATGATTGACCTTACTCCCATCATCACCGCAGTTCTGACCCTGATTATCTCCCTGATTTCCGCTTTCTTGATTCCCTATATCAAGGCGAAAACCACGGACGAGCAGTTCAAGACCATCAAGCTGTGGGTGCAGGTTGCCGTGCAAGCGGCAGAAATGCTCTATGTGGGCAGTGGCAGAGGTGAGGAAAAGAAGAAATATGTGCTGGATTTCCTCAACAGCAAGGGCTTCACCCTGAACACCGAGGAGATTGACAACCTCATTGAGTCCGCTGTCTTGGAGCTGAAACAGGCCGAGCAGAAGTAGTAAAAGTAGTTCAAAATCGGTTTTTGCGTAAACTTTCTCTATATATGCGCATACTAAGCAAAAGTTACACGCAAAAACCCAAGAACAACTACTTTAACTACTTCGCCAAGAACAAGAACAATAACTTCACACAACAAGAGGAGGTAGGCATAATCAGCCTACCTCCTCTATGTTCATAACAAATCCGAAGCAATGTTTGACGAAAAACAAGGTGTTCGGATTTGCACT